TGGGTACTGGTGGATTTGGAAATTACGGAGAATAAAATGGCTGAAATGAATCAAGCAGGTACTTTATCTCCTGAACTTTACCTGCAACAACAGCAATTAAATCGCCAACAACAACTGGCGCAGTTGTTAATGCAACAAGGTTTTCAGCAGCCACAAGGCCAAATGGTTAGTGGTCGTTATGTTGCCCCTAGCATTTTTCAGAACCTAGCCCCATTAGCCCAAATGTACGCTGGCACACGATTGGCTGAAAAAGGTGATAAACAAGCCTTAGATTTGGCTCGTCAAATTCGTGAAGGTCGAAATGTTACCGAAGAATCAATCTTAAATAAGGTAACAGGAACGCCTGCACAATCTACTGAAATGGCTGGCCCATACACAGGTAATGTCCCTATGCCTGTAGGCGTTAAGCCTGCCGTAGCACCTGATTTAGCTGGGGCATTGCGTGAAATTAACACAAATCAATATGGCGCAGGCAGAGATTTAAAACCAGCCATTCTTAAACAAATGATGCCTGAAGATACTTCAGACTATAAAAACTTTCTTAAAGTTAAAGCAGAAGGATACCCTGGCACATTTAATCAATACCAAGATTTAGAAGCAAATCGCAAACGCCCAGTATCTACAACTAATATTGTTAATTCGATGGGTAAATCGATTGCTGGTGAAGTTGGCCCAATAATGAAAGAAGCACAAGGAATTGCACAAGCGGCAGTTAAAACAGAAGATACTGCTAACCGCATCATACAAGCAGTTGATAGCAATAAATTGTTTACTGGTACGGGCGCAAATGTTCGTTTAGGCGCAGCGCAATTAGCTAATACATTAAATCTTGGTGGTGGAACGCTAGAAACAAAAATTAACAATACTCGTCAAGCCATGCAAGGCCTTGCAGAATTAACACTACAAGGCCGTCAACAAATGCGTGGTCAGGGTGCTATTACTGAATCTGAAAGCAAATTGGCTGAAAGAGCTATTTCTGGTGATATTAGCTTTACACCTGGCGAGATTAAACAACTTGCTAATGCTGCTAAACGCTCGGCTGATTATTCTTATGGAACATATCAATCAAAACTGAATGAAATGTTGAAGAATCCTGATACCGCAGGTTTAGTCCCATATTATCAAGTACCAAGAATACCCCCACTCAATGCTATGCCGGGTCAGTCTGACATTGATGCAGAAATTGAACGCAGAAGGAAAAAATAATGGATTTATCCAAACTTTCTGATGCTGATTTGCTTGCTTTAAAAGCAAATGACTTGTCTAAAATGTCTGATGAAGGTCTGATGGCATTAAAAGTTGGTCAACCAACCGCACAACCAACAAGACAAGTGCCAGAAATACCACAATGGCAATCAGCCCTTGTAGGCGCTGGAAAAGGAATTGCAGACCCTGCATTAGCTATTGCTCAATATAGTGGCGGTAGACCTGCAGAAGTATCTCAGGCAATTCAACAACGCATGAAACCTTTTCAAGAAGCAAACCCCATGACATTTGGCGCTGGTCAAATTGGTGGTGGAATGATAGCAGGTGGCGCTTTATTAAAAGGCGCAGGCATGATTCCTAGTTTTGCTAGAGCAAATCCTTATCTTCAAGGCGCTACCATTGGTGGTGCTGCAGGCGCATTAACTCCTACAGAAACAGGCGTTAGTGGCATGGAAGCAATTCAAGAAATACCGCAAAAATTAGGTATAGGTGCAGCAGGTGGCGTAGGTGGAACGGCTATTGGTCGCGGTGTAGCCAATGTAATAGCTCCAAAACTAAATGAAGCGGCTCAAAAATTAATTGGTGAAGGTGTAAATTTAACGCCTGGTCAAATGATGGGTGGTGCATTACGCAGAATAGAAGATAAACTTACTAGCGTGCCACTATTGGGTGAATTAATTGATTATTCACGCACCAAAGGTATTGAAGAATTTAACAAAGCAGCTTATAAGCGTGCTTTAGAACCTATTGGTGGCAAATTACCAAGCGAAACAGGTCGTGCAGGCGTAGAAGCTGTTAAGACACAAATTAGCAATGCTTACAACACTTTATTGCCTAAAATGACTTTTGTGCCTGACCAGCCTTTGTTTGATGGTCTTACAAATTTACCAAAAATAGTTGTTGGTTTACCAAAAGCTGAAGGCAAAATGGTTGCTGACAATGTAAAAGAAATTATACAAAAATACACTCCTCAAAATGGTTTAATTAGTGGCAATTCTTTTAAAGCTATTGAAGAAGATATTAGCAAATTGGCTTCTGCATACAAAGGCGCAAGAGGAACAGACGCATTTATTGGGGATGCTTACAAAAACGCTCTAGGTCAAGTAAGAGCAGGTTTAGCAAGAAGTAACCCTGATTATGCAAAAGAATTAAACCAAATTAATACTGCCTTTGCAAACTACGCAAGAATTAGAAAAGCTGGCTCTATGGCTAATACGCAAGAGTTAATTACTCCGTCACAAATGGCTGCAGCAGTAAAAGCGTCTGATGAGTCTGCTGGTAAAGGCGCAACCGCAACAGGTAAAGCATTAATGCAAGACCTTTCTGACGCTGGAGTTGAAATATTACCTAGCAAAATACCTGATTCTGGAACAGCCGGAAGAAGTGCATTAGTAAGTGCTTTATTAGGAGCTGGTGGAGCAGGCTCATATCAAGCGTTTCCAACGGTTACTGCGTTAGGAGCTGGTTTAGCAGGTACTGCTGCATTACCATATATGCCAGGCGTTCGGAATGTAGTTACAACCGCAATAGGAAAACGCCCTGAAAACGCAAAAAAATTAGCCGAAGCAATTCGTGAGTTTGCGCCTTATTTTGCTGCGCCTGCAGCTCAAACATCAGTTGGAGAATAAAAAATGAGTAGAAACGGGTCAGGTACATACCTATTACCAGTAGGAAACCCTGTAGTTACAGGAACAACTATTACCTCAAATTGGGGTAATACTACTATGAGCGACATTGCTACTGCTCTTACAGGAAGCGTGGCTGCTGATGGTCAAACGCCTATTACTGGCAATTTGCAGATGGGTGGCAATAAAATTACCGGCATGGCTAACGGTACAGCTTTAACAGATGCAGCTACAGTAGCTCAATCTGTACCTACTGGTTGCATTTTAATGTGGTCAGGTTCTATTGCTACCATTCCAACTGGTTGGTTACTTTGCGATGGTTCAAGTGGCACTCCTGACTTGCGTAGTCGATTTATTGTTGGTGCTGGTTCTACTTATGCGGTAAATGCTACAGGTGGTTCTGCTGATGCAACCCTAGTAAGTCATAGCCATACCGCTTCATCTTCTTCTTCTGTAACTGATAATGGACACAGTCACGCAGGTGTTCCAGCCATTGACGGGTCGGTAAATCCAGGTTCAACCCCAAATCGTTTGGTAAACGGAACTACAAACAGTTCTTCAGCAACAACAGGAATTAGCGTAGCTACTACTACATCTATTAGCACCGAAGGTAGCTCTGCAACTAACGCAAACTTACCACCATATTTAGCCCTTGCGTACATTATGAAGTCGTAATTATGGATGACGGAAAAATAGACCTTGTCCGTTATGGCGTACTTTGGCAAAAAGTTGAGAATTACGAAGATAAGTTTGATGCTATGCAAAAAAAGATGGACTGCATGGAATCCGACCTTAAAAAGTTGGTGCTTATGGCTGAACGGTCAAAAGGTAGCCTTTGGGCTTTAATGGGTGTAGCTTCCGTTGTTGGCGGTGCTATTTCAATTCTTACTGATTTTTTTTTCAAAAAATAAAAACAGATAATAGCTAAAGGGCTAATATGTTAGGACTAGACACCATTGTTGGCGTAGGCATGAAGCTAATTGACAAGCTGATACCTGACCCTGAAGCTAAAGCACAAGCCCAGCTAGAACTAGCCAAACTTGCCCAAGAAGGCAAACTGGCTGAAATACAGGCTGATACCGCAGAAGCCCAAGAAGTTACCAAGCGGGCGCAAGCGGACATGGCTAGTGATAGCTGGCTATCAAAAAACATTCGGCCCATGACTTTAATTTTTATTCTTGGTGGTTATTTTGTATTTGCCATGATGAGCGCTTTTGGCAATAACGCTAATGAAAAATATGTGGAGCTACTGGGGCAATGGGGTATGTTGGTAATGTCATTCTATTTTGGTGGTCGTACTCTTGAAAAAATCATGGACATGAAATCTAAAGAAAAATGAAGGATTTAGTACCTCAGATTCTTGAGTATGTTCAAAGCCCATTTAAATTGTTTGCTATTGTAGTTATGGCGGTACTTGCCTTTAGTGGGCATTTTATTTACTCAAATCAATCGTTTTTACTAGCTGCATACGACAAAAACAAGACTTTACTCCGTATTGATGTATCTAAAGCAGACGATGTTGCCAAGCTGCTTTTTAAAGAAACCAACGCTGATGTGGTAGCCATATTTGAAGTAGACATTATGTTAGGTACACGAGTTTTGGTACGGGCATACACCAAAGAAGGCAGGGATAAAGCCCATGACGGCATAGATGTAGGGATGCTGTCAGCCAATCAAGAAAACAACGCAGACCTGTTAAGCCTTTACGGTGGCTCTATTCCTTGTGGAAGTTACACTAGGGCGCAATCTTTGGTCGGCTTTTGGTATTTACAGCAAGGTGCGACTTTTCTTTGCCGTTCCAGTATGCCTACAACCGCAGGATTATTCGCTGGACAGCTAACAGTAGGCTGGAAAACCCCACCTGAAAACATTAACAAAATCCAAGATATGATGGCTATTGCCGCTAACATGATGATAAGGAAACCATGATTGAATCCCAATTATTAGCCCTAGGCATTGAAGGCAGGTGGCTAGAACCCCTTTTGGAAACCTTTGAGAAGTACGATATATCTACCCCCAAACGCCAGGCTTACTTTATTGGTCAATGTATGCACGAATCAGGTGGTTTTAAACAGTTAAAAGAAAACCTAAACTATTCTGCAAGAGGTTTAATGGCTACTTGGCCTAGCCGATTCCCTGACATTGATACCGCAGAAAAGTTTGAGCGTAACCCTGAAAAGATAGCCAATAAGGTCTATGCAGGTCGTATGGGCAATACAGAAGATGGGGATGGCGCAAAGTACATTGGTCGTGGACTTATCCAACTTACCGGCAAAGAGAACTACGCTAACTGCGGAAATGCCATAGGAGTCGATTTAGTGGCTAATCCTGACCTTTTATCAACACCTAAGTACGCTGCCCTATCCGCAGGTTGGTTTTGGAATAAGAAGGGTTTAAACGCCCTTGCTGATGCAGATGACATTGACACCATAACAAAACGGATTAACGGTGGATTAATCGGCCTTGCTGATAGAAAAGCCAAAATTGAAATGGTGTCAAAGTACCTAGTCTAACTACTTGGTTAAACCGCTTGCAATTCGGTTTGCTTTGAAAAGATAGTCATTTCGTACCGTAGATGGTGGCACAAAACCATACGCCTTCCAAGTCTTTAGTACATCGCTACCTGAACTGTATTTAAAGGTACTTTTAGGTGCTATTGCCAGTTTTTCGTTTTCCATAACTTTCTCTACGCTAATGGTTAAAGAACCATCTTCTTCTTTGTAAATGCCCAAAAAAGGGATTGGATGCTCTAAATCGGATAATGTAAAAGTTGCCATGTTTTCTCCTATGCGGTTGATTTATCAATTAAACGGTTGTTTGCTTGTAAAGTACGCCAAATCTCTACCCTAAGTTGTGCTGCGGTCATTTTCCACTTCAATGTTTCCTCTACTTCTACTGCTGTTTTTAAACCATCTAGTAGGTCACGGTATTCTTGCCTAGCATACGCATCTCTTTCCTGCCCTGCCATAGTATCTACCCCAGCAAAGAACGCTTCTTGCATTAAAAGGGCCTTTTTAGACTTACGAAACTCCTCTAAATACACCCGTTCAGATTTAGCTTTAGCAAATAAACTAGCATTTTTAAGTAAAAAGTCTACTGCTGCGTTTGGGTTAATTTCTTCCATTTTCTAATCTTTCCATTAATAATTTCCATGCGATTGCTGCCACTCTAGATACTTGTCCATTTCCAATGGCTTTAAGTCTGTCCACTCTTGCGGCCACCCCATCAGCCACTCGACCCAAGTTGGGTTCAGACGGCCAGTCGTATTGGGAGCTTCTTCGCTCATTACCACTTCCCCCAAATTGCTTTTCCAAAATTTGTTGTTTGGGTCTAAATGCCGACTTATTGCATGACGAGAATCTTGACAAACTGGGGTTGGCCACATTCTCCTCCCTACTACTGTTTCTAAATTGGGGTTTCGTTTCTCGTTCCAAGCTATTTCTTGGCTTATTGTTGATGCCATTGCTGAACAACTTCTTGGAGTTGGCCACATCTCCATTCTTTTCTTCAACGCTTTCCGACTGTTGCTCCCAACATCTAGCCCTGTTGTATTTGGAGTGTGAAAGAAATTCTCGTTGTTTGGCACATATCCATATTCTTTCTCTAAGGTGAGGTGCGCCCACATTTGCTGCTCCAAGCACTCCCCATTCCGCATCGAACCCCATTTTGGCCAAATCTCCAAGAACAACTCCAAGTCCTCTAGAAGTGAGCATTGGTGAGTTTTCCACAAAGACAAATTTTGGTCGTACTTCGTAAATGATGCGAGCCATGTGCTTCCACATTGAACTTCTATTTCCTTCAATTCCTGCTCCGTTTCCGGCTGCAGATATGTCTTGACAGGGAAATCCTCCTGAAACAACATCAACAATTCCTTGCCAAGGCTTTCCGTCAAAGGTTTGAACATCATCCCAAATCGGGAAAGTCGGGAGAAGTCCGTCATTTTGTCGGGCGGCAAGTACGCAAGCTGGGTATTTTTCCCACTCGACAGCGCAGACGGTTCGCCATCCGAGCAAGTGTCCCCCAAGTATTCCACCACCAGCGCCTGCGAAAAGAGCCAACTCATTCATTTATCCCCCAAATAATTGTGTATGGGTGTATCTGCTTCTTGAATAAATTGCTGACTTTTGTAGTCAAACCATAGCTTTAGCTTTCCTTCCCACTCGCCATTTCGTTGTTTTTCACAGACCAATACAGCATCCGGCACTTCTCTATCAAAATGATGGGGGTTTTCTGCAACAATCTGCGCTTTTTCCTTGTTTTTCCAAACGATGAACACATTGTCAGCCTGGTCAGTAATTGAACCTGAACCCTTTAAATCAAACTTTCCACCTATGGATTTCTCGTCACTTCCCTTTCTCATGTGGTGAACTAGATGTATATGCACTCCAGAATCCCTTGAAAGGGCGCACAAGGCGTTTACGAAGTCTTTTTGACCATTCATATCATCCTCACCCTTAACGCACTTCATAAGGCTATCTATGACGATTTGGGTAATTCCTAGTTCTGTAGTGGCATACCGGCAAACTGCAAGCATTTGCTGAACATCAATCATCCCATGATGGTCGTATAAGTAAAGCTGGTCTTTTTTCCAGTTAGAAAAGGCTTGTGTTGCAGTAGGAGCAGGCTTTTTTTGACCTGCGGCCTGTCTTACCATTCGCGCTAAAGTAATCTCAGGGCGCATTTCAAAGCTAGCAATAAGGCACTTTTGACCCTGTTCTACTAATCCAAGCACGACTTGACCCAATAATAACGACTTTCCATGCCCGTTTACCCCAGCCCAAAGACTGACTTCAGACGGTCTAATAGAGATATTTCTAGCCTTTTGCCAAGGTAATGCACAGCCTTTGGCGTATAAATTACCTGCAAAGTAATCATCCAAAGACCCTTGATAGTCCGATTTTTCCCTAATCTTGCGTTTAACATTGGTTTCTTGGCTGTATTTCAACCAGTCAATATCATCCTTTTCTATAAACATTAATCTCTCCATCGTTATCAAGACCGATGATTGTATTGACTTCAGCATCTACCAAGGCAATCCACCACTTTGTAAACTGAGCAATGTCTTTAGCTGGCATTAGTTGGATGTTTAAGTCTTTAGCCCAACTCAAATCCACCAGTTTTTGATGGTCTCTATCGTCTATCCATACCGTAGGAATAATTCCGTCAGATACATCCTTTTCTGCGTTAAAGGTCTTGCCAAACTGCACAAATACCGATTTAGGTTTGTTACCGGCCATACGCATTGCAATTATTTGATTATGTCCAATCATCACTTACTCCCAAGGTTTTTTAGTTTGTACTGCATTTTTTGTACCACCTGAATCTTGACACCTAGAAAGCCAACCACTTAAAAACTTGTTGTAATTGCTCTTGGTTTTGGTAGGGTTAGCTTTTAGCCATACAACTGCTTTTGATAGTTCTGCATCAATATTTGTAGCTGGATAGGCTTTGCTCCAAAGTTCTTTTTGAGAATCATCAATATTTTCAAAACAGTTACTTTCGGCATTGAAGCTAATTGCGTTCAATGCACCCTTACCCTTCCCCTTACCCTTACCCAAGCCGTCATCTGACTGACTAATGACCGTCACTTGTCCGCAATCTGCTGACGGATACTTGCCTTTGCTTCTAACTCGTTGTTCCCATTTAAGAATTTGCAAATATGGTTTGTCATC